ATGTCCTTGCACGCTTCGTCTATCCTGTGAGCTAGGTGTAGTAAGACTGTACTCATTCATTTTCCTTAGGCGGTGCATTGGAAACAGGGGGTTTCTCTGCGGTTTGTGCCATCTGCATGGACTCACGAGCGACTTGCACGCCGATGCGAAGCCCAGCTTCTTGCTCCTTGGCGGACAAATTAGCTTTATCCGTTGCAATCTTGGCCCCAACTTGGAGACCAGCGATTTCTTTCTGCGCGGCGATGCGCTCGCGCTCGACGTCCATACGATCCGTCTTCTCAGCGGCTTCGATCTGGAGCTTCTGCTGCTTCAACTGAAGCTCGCCCTGCTTGATCTGCAACTCCTGCATCTGCATCTGCACGATGGGGTCTTGAGCCATCTGCTGGTTCTGCTGTTGCTGAGCTTCGCCTTGGTTCTTCTGGAGAAGCTGGGTGGCGGCAGCGGCTGCCAGACGCGAAACCTGAAGCTCAACGTCTTCCGACATATCCGAGTTCGGTGGCGGCAGCGGGACGCCTGCCTGAAGCTCGATCTGGCGACGATACTCAAACGCCACGTGCTCTTGGATGTGCGCCGCCATGGCAGCCATCATCTGCTGCGCCTGCGGGTTCTGACCCACCACCTGTTGGATTTTAGGGTCCTGCATCGCGGTCATATGGACGGTGATATGCGCCTCGTGGTCTTGGTAGATGAACGCCTTGACCGGCTTCATATTCAGGACGTCCATGTTCTCGCTGACCGGATCACGCGGCTTACGGTCGTCGTCATCCGTCAACGGCACAAGCTTGTTTGCGTTCTTGATGCCCAACACCTCAAGCATCTGCCGGTGCAGATAGGGCATGTCGTAGATTTGCGGCGCACCCTGCGCCAACTGGATAACTGCCTGATACTGGACGATCTTCTGCGCCATGGTGGCAGCGTTAGGGTCGCTTACCGGCAGTACATCGACGTTCTTGTAGTCGGACTTCTTGGCCTTGCGGCTGCCTTCTTCCGGCTCGTAGCTGTACGTCTCTGGCGTATAGTCAGCGATGATGTTCTTCAGGAGCTTGAACTCCTGCTTCATCGAGTAGTGGATGCGCGCCTGCACCGCCGACATCATCTTGAGGCTGCGCTCAAGGATAGCCAGTGTCGTCCCCACAGGGGCGTTTGCCGACATGTCAGCGACCTGAAGGTCCGCCATACCAGCGAAGCGACGGCCTTCCTCTACGATGGTACCCAGCAGGCTGTAGAGGACCTGTGACGGCTCTTTATACGGCAGCGGCATGATGTTGTCGCGCATCGTGCCTGACGCCACGTCCACGTCTCGCCACTCAGCAGGGCTGATGGGCGTGTCATCACCTTTGACCCGCAGCCCCTTAGTCTTGAAGCCACCGGGCAGGTTGCTCAGTGTGCCTGCATCGACAAGCTGACGGATGAGGCTGGTGCCTGACTTGGCAAAAGCACCGATGAGGTGGATGAGGCCGAAGGCGTAGAAGCCAAAGCCGGGTACGTAGGAGTAGTGTACGAAGTGATTGCGCTTGGTTTTGAGCTTGTCGTCGGGCTGCCAGTTGCGCCGGATGGCGAGGATTTCGCTTGATCCCTTCTCAATCGTAACAATGTAAGGAAGAGCGATACCCTCATCGTCCTTGTCCCTAAACTTGTCGTCCTCGATGATGAGATCGACCTGCATTTCCAACAGCTTATACCGGTCATCGGTCGTAGCACGGAAGCCAAGGCGCTCCGCAATCTTCTTCTCGACCTCATCGAGCGTATTGTCAGGCTCGCCAAGCTCCACGTCGCGGTAGAAGCCATCACGCTGGAGCTTTTTAAGCTCATTGGGCGTCTTGCGCATCACATGGGTGACACGCTCAGCAGATTCGAGGTTAGACGCGCCATAGGGCACCACAACGTCGTCTGCGGGCACGTACATCGACACCTGCCGCCCTATCGACGGGTCGTAATACACCTTCTTGAACGCGTTACCGGCAAGACCCAAGCCCCACAGCATCCGCTCGTGCTCCGGGCGGTACTCAACCATGCGGTCGGTCAGCTGGTAGTTCATATCGTCTTGGACGCGCCGCGCTGCATCGCGCTTTTGCGGTGTTTCTTTGCCAATAATCTGCGTCCGCACCGGCCCTTGGGCCGGGAACGTCTCCATCATGGTCTCAGCTTGGAACTTAACGACCGATTCAGCGAGGAGCGGGTGGTACACACCGCAGGCACCGGGCCACGGCTCGGTGCGGTCCTCGACCTTCATCCCCAGAAGCTCAAGACCATCGACGTAAGTCTGTATCCAGTCACGGCGACTGGCGATATCGTCGTCATAGTCCCCGATCAGGTCGCCTACAAGCTCGGTTAGCTCGCCTTCACCGAGGATTTCCGCAAGGTTTTCATTAAATTCTTGGTCCTCGTCGTCATCGCCGGGCTCAATCTCGATCTCCAGCCCATCCATGCCGATGGTAACGGACTCAGGGTCCTCGATCTCGATCTCAATGTCGGGTTCTGTGTTCACTCCCGGCATTACACCTCCGGAAAACGACGCATCAAGACCCAGCGGCGCTTGATTGAGAGCTTTATCGACGGCCATCAGTAATATCCCTGTTGCTTACGGCTCTTAAAGTATATGATATCGTCGGGTTCGTCGAGGTTAGTTGTCACGTAACCACCCCTGCGGAACCGGTGCATCGCCATAGAGACGGTATCGACGTAGTCATCATGAGAACCCGCAGGAAACTCAGCCACTTCATCAATGACTTCTTCCGCCCAGCGGGTGGGTGGTGCCCATACTCTTCCGGAGGCGAATATGTCAGCGACGGCGTTCAACCGGCTGATCTTGTCATTGCCACGCGTTGGGGTGAACTCCTGTACTGGGATGCCCATAGCGCGCATCTCGTAGATGAGCGGCGCACCTGACGCCTTCTTTTCAATGATGACGCTGTCTGGCTGCCACTCTTTATACTCGTCAACGGCTGCCCTCTTAAGCTCGGGGAACTCCATGCGGTCGCGGAAGGCGTTGAGCAGGATAATATTAGCCTGAGATATGCCCGCGTCGTCTGCTTGGTAGAACACACCCCACGTCGTGCACGCCGAATAGTCGGACCGTGAGGTCTTCTCGAAGGCCGTATCCCAGCTTTGGAGGATAAAGTCGCACGACGGCGGCACGTCGCTCGCCCACTCCTGCCACCATTCTCTTTTTACTATAGCAGCAGACTCAGATATTGGGTTCTGCTGGTACTGTGCTTGCCATTTACTATTAGGGACGTCTCGTTTTACTTTTAGAAGCTCGTCCAACTCCCAGAACTCAGGCCACAGCGGGTTGTTGCTGGGCAAAATGGCAGGAAATTCAATGACTTCCCATTCGCCAATGCTGTCGTTGGCCGACGCATCCTTGAGAATCTGTCCCGTCAGGTCCCTTTTAGACCAGCGTGTCATGACGATGACGATGGACCCACCCGGTTGCAGACGCTGACGGGGGCCAGATGTGTACCACTCGTAGGTCTTGTCGTAGATATCGGGGTTTATTTCCGCCAGAGCAGCTTCTTGCTCACTGTGCGGATCGTCGATGATGAGGACGTCGGCCCCTTTACCGGTAACGGCACCACCAATACCGATAGCGAAATAGTCGCCCTGCTTATTGGTGTTCCACCGTCCTGCTGCTTTGGAGTCGGATGCCAGCGCAAGATCAGGGAAAATTGCCTTGTAGGCATCCGTATCGACCAAGTTACGGACTTTACGACCGAAGCCGACAGCGAGCTCAGCTGTGTGAGAGCACTGGATGATTTTCTTGTGCGGGTATTTCCCCAGAAACCAAGCAGGCAATAGATAAGAGGCAAACTCAGACTTAGTGTGGCGAGGAGGCATATTAATAATAAGCCTTTTGCACTCGCCGTTAGCCACGCGCTCAAACGCATCCGCCATTTTTGCATGGTGCCTCCCAGCAATGAACGCGGGCCACACCTCCTTGACGAAGGCGAGGAACTTGGTCTGAGACAGCTTGCGCTGCTTCATCTCGGCCAACTTGTCGAGCTCAGCCAGCAAGAGCTCCTGCTCGCGCGGCGCTAACTTGTGCAGTATCTTGGGGATGTCTATGAGGGAGATGTCGTCAAGCATCGGGCTCGTCACCCTCTGGTGCGCTCTCCGCGTCGTCTGCACCGCTAAAGATGCCTAGCTCCTCGTCGAGGTCGAGCCCAACGGGCGTCACGTCTATAATGTCCGCGTTCAGCAGTCGTTTGACGCGCTCCTTGATTGCCTTCTCTAGGCTCTCGGGGTCCTTGTAGTTGACATTGATCTCGCTGCGCTCGGTGAACAGGCCGATATCGACGTGCTTACCTAGCAGTTCAATCGCACGCAGTTCGTGCTTGGTGTCTCCGCAGTCGGCAATCTCAAGCAGCTTGTTGGTCAAAGCCGTGCGCACCTCAGACACTTCGTGCGCGATGCTGCTTCCGTACCGCTTAACGAAGGCAGAGGCAGCTACCGCTGCCGGATACTGCCGCAAGGCGTCTGGGTTCTTCCCCTTCAGCGCCGCATCAATCAGCGCCTTCTCTTTATGGAACGTGGCGTCGTCAACTTCGAGAGGAGCACCGAGCTCTTCGAGTACGTCGGCTGTATTCGCCGCAATCAATATCTGCGTCAGATAGTCCTCGGGTTCGTCAGCATCCAGCGAATATGGGACAGGATGCTTATCCGTGGGTTCGATCTTGGCAATAGGCATGCGCAGCGTCCGGTTTGAGGGAGCAGACTTTGCCTATAGTGGCGCATGGGGGTGCATGTAAAGTGGGTCCGGCCCCCCAGCAGCGGGCGAGGCTGCTGATTATCCGGGTTACCCCGTTAGGGGAGGGAGCGGCGGCTATAACGAAATGCCACCAAGAAGCAAGGGGAGCGCCCGTCGCTGGAGCAAGC